ATGATGTGCCAGTTCCCCCCGCTTTTGAGTACATGAAACCCACGTTAGACGTGCTGAAAAGCATTGAAGGAGAAAAGTTATGCGAGGTGAAGCTGGGGCTGACCAAAGACCTAGAGGCATGCGGCTTCGATGCGCCGAATGTATGGTGGCGTGGGATAGCCGATTTGGTCATCATCAATCGGGAGAAGGGGATAGCCTACTCTTTGGACTACAAGACAAGCAAGAGTGCGAGGTATGCGGATGTGAAGCAACTGGACATCGTAGCCTGTGGCCTGTTTGCCAAGTTCCCGGAGGTGCAGAAGGTGAAGTCCGGCCTTGTCTTCGTGGTGAGCAAGGAGTTTGTACGGGCTGTGCACCATAGAGAAATGCGGGACAAGTACCTAGAGAAGCCAGCACAAGACGTTGCCCGTATCGAGGCAGCGGTAAAGAACGGAGTGTGGAACCCCATCAGCGGGCCGCTGTGCAAGTTCTGTGCGGTAAAGTCATGTGAGCACAACAGGAGTTAATCATGCCCTACGTAAATAAAAAAAGACCTTATGCAAAAGAATACCAGCAGCAGCTAGACCGAGGCGAAGAGAAGCCCCGCCTTGAGCGTCAACGCGCCCGCACCGAGATGGACAAGAAGGGTGTTGACCGAGCCGGTAAGGACATTGACCATGCAGTCCCCCTATCCAAAGGGGGCACAAACGCTGCGGGGAATTTGAAGCTGAAAAGCCCAAGTGCCAACCGCTCTTTTACCCGCAACTCAGACCACACGGTCAAAATAAACAAACCCAAAAAATGAACCTATCAGAGTATGAGTGGCCCCGTCCACACGGGTTCACCCCGTTCGCGCATCAGAAGTTAACAGCCGAGTTTCTATTAGCAAACCCCAAAGCCTTTTGCTTCAACGAGCAGGGTACGGGTAAGACAGCATCAGTGATTTGGGCCGTGGACTACCTCATGCAGGTTGGTCTGGTGAAACGAGTGTTAGTGGTATGTCCCCTGTCCATTATGAAGTCAGCGTGGCAAGGTGACCTATTTAAGTTCGCTATCCACCGCACGGTTTCGATAGCCTATGGCAACGCAGACAAGCGCAAAGAAATCATCAAAGGCAATGCGGAGTTCGTCATCATCAACTTCGATGGGGTCGGCATCGTCAAGAAGGAAATCCTTGAAGGCGGCTTTGACTTGATTGTGGTGGACGAAGCATCCGCATACAAGAACGCACAGACGACACGCTGGAAAATCATGCGTGACCTGAACAAGACCATCAAGGGTTTGTGGATGCTGACGGGTACACCCGCTGCGCAGTCTCCTGTGGATGCTTACGGACTAGCTAAGTTGGTTAACCCCAAAGCTGTGTCGCCGTTCTTTGGGCAGTTCAAGGACACGGTGATGACCAAGGTGAGCATGTACCGCTGGGTTCCTAAGCCCAACGCCAAAGACATCGTGCACAAGATTCTTCAGCCAGCTATCAGGTTTGAGAAAAAGCAGTGTCTTGACCTACCTCCGGTTGTTTTTGCCGAGCGGGATGTGCGGATGTCGCCACAACAGCTTAAGTACTACAACACCCTGAAGAAGCAGATGCTGATTGAGGCCGACGGGGAAGAAGTGAGCGCGGTCAACGCTGCGGTACAGATAAGCAAGCTGCTGCAAATTGCCGGTGGTGCGGTGTATACCGACAAGGGTGAAGTCATCGAGTTTGATGTGAGCAGTCGGTTGAACGTGGTGCAGGAAGTTATCGAAGAGTCGAGCCACAAGGTGCTGGTGTTTGTGCCCTTTACGCACACCATAGAACTGCTGGAGAAACACCTAACCAAGAACGGCATAACGTGTGAAGTCATCAACGGAAGCGTCAGCGTCAACAACCGCTCCGACATCGTCAAGCGGTTCCAAGAACAACCCACAACCAAGGTGTTGCTCATTCAACCCCAAGCCGCATCTCACGGGTTAACCCTAACGGCAGCGAACACAATCATCTGGTACGCTCCTTGTACTAGCGTGGAAACCTACCTACAAGCCAACGCACGTATCGACCGCCCCGGTCAGGTCAACAACATGACCATCGTGCACATCACGGGCAGTCCGGTTGAGGCCAAGATATACCGCATGCTGCAAGGCAACATCGAAAACCACAGCAAAATCATAGACTTATACCGACAAGAAATTTCTTCAGAAACTCGTTGACAATGTCAAAAGTTATGGTATAGTTCTTCTCCCACTAACCACTGGAGCAAACAATGGACGAAGCAGTTCAGGAGGAAACATCCTCCGTTGACATGGACAAGCTAGCTGCCGTGTACATCAAGATACGCGACAAGCGGGCTACGGCTAAGAAAGAGTTCGAGGAGAAAGACAAGGGCCTCGAAGAGCAGATGCAGGTAATCGCAGATGAGATGCTTGAAGCATGCAAGCGCATCGGAGCCGACAGCATCAAAACCCCACACGGCACGATTATGCGTTCAGTAAAGTCACGGTACTGGACAAATGATTGGGATTCTATGTACACGTTCATCGAAGAACAGGGTGCATTCGGCCTACTGGAGAAACGACTTCATCAAACCAACATGAAGGACTTCCTCGCAGAGAATCCAGACCTATATCCCGTTGGCCTCAACGTGGAGAATTCTTATTCCGTGGTTGTTAGACGTTCAAAGGAAAACTGAAATGAGCAATATCGCCTTGCTAAACCAAGACCTCCCCGACTTCCTGCAAACCGCTGGGGTCAGTGAGCTTACAAAACAACTCGCTGGTCGTACCGGTGTCAAGCGCATTGTGCCGAAAAACGGCCTCTTCCGTAAGATGGTCGGCGGCGAAGAGATGGGCAAAATTAAGGGCAACCTTAACGTCATCGTGGTCAACGCATCCCCCAAAGTTGGGCGTATCTTTTACGCGCAAGCATGGACTCCCGATGCCGAGCCGACTGCGCCCGACTGCTTCTCCAATGATGGTACTGCGCCTGATGCTGGTTCAGCAAACCCCCAAGCTGACCGTTGCGATGGATGCCAGCAAAACATTAAGGGTTCAGGCATGGGCAACTCCAAGGCATGCCGCTACTCGCGCCGTATTGCGGTGACGTTGGAAGAAGACTTTGGTACTTCGCTTGAGGGTGAGGTCTATCAGATGAACTTGGCTTCCAAGTCGCTGTTCGGCGATAGCGTAGGTGACAACACCCATCCGTTTGAGAGCTATACCAAGTACCTTGCTAACAACGGCAAGAGCTTGGACTACGTGGTTACACAGATGAGCTTCAACGAGGACAACGACAACCAGTCGGTGCTGTTCACCCCTGTGCGGTTCATCAACAAGCATGAGCATGGTGTCACAAGCAAGGTGGCTGCGTTACCTGCGGTGCAGAAGATGGTTGTGTTGACCCCGTATCAAGCCGACGCATCAGCCCGTGCACCCCGACTGGAAGCGCCAGTACGTGTAGCGGAACCACCAAAAGCCCAAGCTCCCGCTGCGGATGAACCTGCCTTTGAGGAGCCTAAGAAGCGCGAGTCTAAAAAGCCCGCCGAGGTCGTTGTTACAGCCAAAAAGAGCTTGGATTCTGTAGTGGCGGCTTGGACTGACGAGGAATAAAGCATGAGTTATGGTTACAGCCAAAGATTAGTGGACGCCAACAAAGAGGCCGACGCTAAATCTTTGGGCGTAACCTTGGGTCGCCTATGTATCAAGCATGGGGTGCCTGTTAGTGAGGTAGCGAGATACCTGCATGTAAGCCGGATGACGGTTTACAACTGGTTTTGGGGGGTAACTACCCCTACCGCTTCCATGAACAACAGCCTCTTTAGCTACATAGAAAAACTCAAGAAGCGCAAATAGTACATGTCCAACTTCGACTTGCTGGATGCGGTTCTTCCCGTAGGGGGAAGGTACTGCGTGTTAGGGATTGGTAGGTACGTAGACCAGCAATTTGCAGACACACGAGAAGAGGTTGACAAGCTAGTTGAGAAGTTTGTAGAGCGCAAAGCTGATGTGTATTTTGGGTGCGCCAAGTACGGCCCACTGAACAACCGCACACACGAGAACGCCACCTACTTCCGCGCACTGTGGATGGATATTGACTGCGGCCCCACGAAGGCCGAGCCCGATGAAAAGGGCAGGGTCAAGGGTTACATCGACCAGCAAACTGGGCTTGTTGAGTTTCAGAAGTTCTGCAAGGTTGTCGGCCTACC